CTTGAGCAATGAGTTAGCAAGAATTTCAGGTGGGATATTTGACGGCATAGCCATGCCACCTGTCGGTGGCATTGGCCCCAAATCCACGGGTGCGCCTTGAGGCATTGGTGCGCCTTGTGGCATTGGTTGCTCTGGTGGCATTGGTTGACCACCCTGTTCTGCGCCAGGTGGTGGTACGGGCATCATTGGTTGGGCGTTCACAAATGAGGCAGCACCCCGAATACCAAAACCGTATTGCAAAACGTAGGTTGCAAGTTTTGGCATATCCAAAATACCAGCACCAGCAAACGGTGCCATAGCATCTACAACCTGCATAGCCATCTGGCGACGGAACGACTCATTGACTGGCTGAGTTGAACCGCCCTCAACAATAAAGTCAAACTCGCCTTGAATGTAATCTCTGTCAAACTTCAACCATACTGGTTGGGCTTCCGAACCAACAATCCGAACAGCCTGTTCGCCAGTCATAAACTGTTGTGCAAGCATAATCAAACGACGACCGCACTCTCCAATGCTCTTTTCGACAATTGCCAACTTGTCCGAAACACGAGCATTGGCAGCGTCCTGAATAATTGCCGCTTCTGTTGCTGTGCGACGGATTTCTGGCATCCCACCGCCCTGATATTCGTTAAGTCCAGAGACTGAACGAATATCGTCAGAAATCAATTGTGATTGGTTGTAGAACTCTGGTGGGTTAATTACTGCCGGCATCGGCGTAATCACATTGTTGATTCCCTCATCGGAAACAACTGGAACCATTACGTTGTCTTCATCTGACTCAAGGGCATTGCGACCATCTGTGTCAAATGCTGTTTCTTTGTATAGCCACTTACGAGAGAACCGTTTGCGATGGTTCATCATTTGTGTACGAGTCAGATTCAATTCATGCTGTAGTGGTTCAATTGCTTCCAATTCGCCCATTGGGTAAAAATAGTCTGGCACATCGTAGTTGCGAATCATTGTGTACGGATGTCCAAACAAGAAAGGCATCTTTGTTGGTGAAACAAGGAACTTGTCTGAACCATCACAGAACACGGACATTGTATTTTTATCAATGTCATACCATTCCCAAACTTCAACATATGAGTTGTCTTTGTCGGTTGACATTCGTGGACGGAACTGGTCTTGTCCCCACTTTGAGTAATGCGAAGGCGCCGCGTCCGCGCGCGCAGAAGCATTGTATCGTTTGTCCTTCTTTACATCTTCTAGGGGACGACGAATGCGTTGGGCAATCCAACGAATGTCGTCCATTGATGTTGCATCTGGGTCAACATACATATCAAACAAAGAAACACGCTCAACAAAAGCCCTGTCTTCTTTAATTATTAATTCAGATTCAATTGCTGCTTCTGGACCGGGCGTTGTTAATTCATCATATGAATCAAAGTTTGGTGTTTCGTCTTTTGCTTTTTCTTCTTCAACATAACGATAACCAGTTTTAATCCAGCCGTGTCCACAAACGAGAAAGTCCTTGACCGCACGACGGAACTGTTCTTGACAGCCATAATGTTGCCACCAATAGTTAATAATTGCTTCGGTAACAATTGCTTTATCTGCGTCTTCTGGTCGTTTTGCATTAACCGTAATTTTTGGGTGATTAATAGATACGGCGGGCGAAATAATGTTGATAGTTGCAAACGCAATGTTTACCAATAACTGGTCTTCTTTGATGTCGGTGCGATGGTGCTTACCGCGGTACAAATCAATTAGACGACTCCAAAGGTCGTCGTAGCGTTCTTCTTGTCGCCAACGGCGTGACTGTTCCAGCTTCTCTCGATACTTCTTTAAGATTTCTGTGTTAGTCATTCGTGCCATTATTTATCCTCTTTACCCTTGTGCCAACCAATATGTTCATCTAACTTACTACCGACATTATCCACCTTTGTGCCTATTGCTTGTAGCAACTCTCTACCTTCTGCATGTTGTTCCGAATTCTCTTTGCGCAACTTGCTCAGGACTACTACTACCGGGCCCGTAATAACGGCAACGACAATCGGAACCCAAATTTCAGGCATGGCATTAAATCCAACGACTGCCAACGGGCTCGGCGTTAATGCCATTTATCTTGGCATCAGCAACCTGTTTTTCCTGGCGTTCTTTGATAGTTGGTCCATGGAAGTCTTCTTTGCCGTAGGTAAACCCTAGATTTACCGTGCCTATGTGGCATTTAAAGCAAATAGCACCCCGCCTTGGCAATTCTGGTGCATAAAACTCTGTTGAACAGTTGTCGCAGGTTATGGAAAGCATCAATACAATCCTAAATCGTTACTTTTCTGACATTTTCTGCCCCGATTAGTCGTCTTTCTGGTTTTGGGGCTTTCAGAATGTGTTGGCTCCACCAATCAAACGTATTCTTTTTGGGGGCAACGGTAATTCGATATTCGGGTAGCCAAACATATTTAAGCATTTGGTTGCAGATAGCCAAAGACATAACTCTGTCGTCGTGGGGTGAGCCGTGCATCTTTCCGTTTTGCTCACGGATAAAAGTACGCAACTCGGCAATTGTTGATTTGCACGAAATGTACAAAGCACCATCTCGTATGTTCCCGTTTAGTTCGTCAATGGCTAAGGGTTTGGAAACCGATGTTGTACGCCAACCCAAAGTCTCGCTGACTGTTGGGTTGCGTTGACCAAGCCGTCTTTGACGAAACAAATTTTTGTATCCCACGCGTTGCAACCCTTTTAGGGTTGTCAACCCGTGGTTGTTTGACTCAACACCAATCAAGCAATGGTTGTACCACCAACCCAAAGCAAACAAAACTTCTTCACCAAATATGTCTGCGTCCACATGTCCGTGCCAATGTGCCACAACCAAACCTGTTTCGACATTGATTACGTGCGCAGAACTGAAGTCACCATGACCAAGACCTTCGGCAACGTCGGCACCAATAACATAAACTTGACCACGCTCAGGGAACTCCCACACAGCAAGTTCACCACCGTCTTCCCTGAACTCGTAGACACCTTTGCCCATTCCTTTGTGTAAGTAACCGCGATTTGGTTCTTCGGGCTCATACGCGCGCAAGGCTTCCAAATCAAACACAGGACGACCAGAACGGATAAAAGCTTCGTCTGGGTCGGATGGATATTCTTGCGCCATTTGCCAGTCAGGCAAGTCACGCTTTTTGGCTTCGTACCATTCTTCGTCACGGTCGCCAGCAGACCAAGGGAAGAAGATTCCCGTAAATCTATTTGTGTTGGTTTGAGAACCAACCCATAGTTCGTGGAATATATTGCCCTCACCGTTGGCTGTTGATAGACAGATAACACGACCGCCGACATCGGCAACTGGTTCAATAGATGCCCAAGCTTCGCTTGGGTTTGGCAAGAACGCCATCTCGTCAATGATTACTAGGTAAACGGATTCACCTCGGGCTGGGTCGTTGCCTGATGGCAGCGACTCAACCGCAGATTCGTTAGCGAACACAATTTTAAGTTGGTTATCAGAAAGCAACTCTGGACCATGTTTGCGCATCCATGCCGGCAACATCTTGTAGCCGTACTTTGATTTTTGCAGCAACTTGGCTGCTTCGCGCTCTGTGCGCGAAAGCATGACAATAAATCTGTCGGGCCAAAAGAAAGCCAACCAAAATGAATACGCAGACGCAAGAGTAGAGAACCCAATCTGTCGTGCCTTCAGAACTATTGAGTATCGAGTGGACAACCATGTGGCAATTGTTTCTCGTTGCGCATCACGCAACTCAAACTTGATACGACCCCGTTCAGGGTGGCGTATCATCCAATAGTTGGAACAGAAATATTCAAATGCCTCAACCTGTTGTTCTAAGGTTGCGTTTTCAGGCCCTTTACATTTTCTCCATTCCTTCTCGTTGAGAAGGTCGGATAGCTCCATAAGTTACGGCTTGCGACCAAACGCCTTATCGTTCGGATTAGCCCAACGAATGATTGGCGGCAAAGCAGCCGCCAACAACGCTTTAGATAGGTCTGATGGGTCATAGTTGCCTGTAGCAATGACAGCCAGAACTGCTGCCAAGCAACTACGCAAATATGAATGGAACATTGCTTTTTGTTGTTTACTCAGTTTCATTGTTTTCTCCTACAGGTTCTTCAACTACAGGTGCAACAAACTCGTCAGCAACAGGGTCATAAGTGTAACCGATGCTAGCATATTTGCCACGAATGTTTCCGTTGTAAGAAGTGCGCTTACAAGTCAAGCCTGAGTGCCACGGTTGGTTTTCGTAGAACTGTTCCCAAGCCTCAGATGAACCACCAACAACTGTGCCGTCTGTATCAACTTGCGTAACTGTTTCATCAACACCCGTAATAACTTGAACTACAACATTGTCAGAATTGATAAGTGCATAATGCGCCATTAGATAACCTCTGTTCTTAATTTGATTGTTTTACGAACATCGTGCATACCCAACAAACCATACACCGCATCGTTTTCGGGCAAAGTATTTTCTATATTCTCTAGGTCGTGTTCAAATCTTTTTGCACCAATGAAAGAATAAATCTTGTCCAGCACTTCGTTTGTGTCGGCAACCAGTTCTGCGTAATCAATAAACAAAAACTCGCCTTGATTAACTTGTTTCGCCCATTCAACACCACGCAAAGAACGCATCAAAGGTTCGCTGTCCTCTCGTAGATATTCGTTTGCATCAAAAGGTTTATTGTTCAATTTGTGAAGCGACTCAAATGAATTGAGAATTTCATCTGTTGGTCTAGTTAGAACGATTGTTTTTGGTGTATCAGTAACATATCGGCGCAACAAATCTTGATTTGCTGGCAAAGTCCACGAACGGCATTTATCAACCACGATTGGTCGTGTCGTGTTTTGATAATAAATATCGGGAATTGCTTTAACGAGTTGATACGCCGTATCATAACGATAGTTCGCATCTAACTGTTCTTTTGATGTTGTTTCACAGGACTGTTGCATATCCCACATCAACTGACACACAGCCGAATTACCTTCAGCATAAATGTCAGGGTTCTGATGCAAGATAGCCGACAACAAAGTTGAACCTGAGCGTGGCAAACCACTAAGCGCAACAAATTGCTTCATTATGCGAAACTTATATAACCCGAACCAGCAGTAAATCGTTTATACGAATACAAACCATCAGTACCCGTTGCGTCTGCTGTTAAACCAGCACCAACAGTTATGCTTGCTGCCGAAGTAAGCCAACGCACAACCACAACCCCACTTCCACCATTAGCACCAACTGATGTTGAAGAATGACTTGCACCACCACCACCGCCGCCCGTGTTTGCTGTGCCTGCTACCGCTTGAGATATTGTTGCAGACCCTCTTGCGCCAGCACCACCACCGCCTGAACCACCACTTCCGACTGTTCCTGAGTATGATGAGCCACCACCACCACCACCAGTAGTTACCGAACTACCCGTGATACTTGTTGCAACACCCGCACCACCATTACCGCCATTTACGCCTGAACCATTAGCACCAACAGCCCCAGTTCCACCACCACCAGCATTGCCCACGCCAGCAGAAGGACCGCCAGAACTTGTGCCACCTGCGAAACCCTGATTTATAAAACCAGTGCCAGCAGCAGAACTACTATTTGACCCGCCACCGCAACCTCCATCTACTCGGTTTGACCCACCACCACCTAACGAAATAATAGGGCCAATAGAACTTGCATTACCTGAACCACCATTACCAGAGCCAGCACCACCACCGCCAGCACCAACATACACATAATAATTTGTGTTGGGTAACAAGTTTAATGTTGGTTCTATAGTGCCACCGCCACCTGTCGCCGTTACCGA